ATCGTGTAGACACGATTTCTGACTTCTGCTTCACCCATTTCTAAAGATATGATCAGTGGAGATTTGCCTTGTTTCCAGGCCTGTACGGCAAAATAAAGGGCTAACCAAGACTTACCTATACCTGGGTATGCAAGAAACACTCCCAGTTGCCCTGGCATGATTCCTGACGGTAAGTAGTTATCAAACCCTGGAAGCCCAGTGGTAATTCCTACCAAACCAAGTTCTTGTTGCTTTTTAAGATTTTCAAAATATGCAATAGCAGACTGTAAGTCAGTGACATCAATATCACGTATTGCAGAAGTGTTCTTTTTTAATTCTGAAGTTTTTGTAATAAGATTATTTAAGGCTTCTGTACCTTTGTTATCTGAAACATCAGATGCAGCAGATCTTAATATATCTTTAAGACTATCGTTTAAATATTCAATTTGTAATTCTTCTAAATGATGTTTTGTTGATCCTACATTTTCTACTGGCTTAAAGTCTCTAAATTTTTCTACGACAAGGGATACTGGTGGAACTGAGGAGTTTTGTTCAAAGTATATTCTAATAAAGTTCCAAATATCATTATGGGTTTTTAATAGATTGTCAACATTGTTTTGAAGCAGAACATGTAATTGCTTGTCTTGTAATACTGCAGAAATTACTTTTGCTTCAACATTATTCACTTAACCACTCCTTTGCTTTTTTTCGTCTTTCTAATCTTTCAAAGTTATCTTTTTCTTTATCTATTTTAGCATTCCAAATTTTTTCAGCATTGTATGAAAAATAGTTCCAACTAGGACTTTGTGCTACCTTGAAATAATATTCAAGCAAATCATAGCATGTACCTAAACCGTATGATTCTATAAGAGCATCAGCAGACCACTGCTCTGTCCATTTATTTATTGATGGCTGTTGCCCATACTTAACCTTATGGTGTTTAGCGTATGTTCCTAGCAAAGCCATTCGGTCTTTGCGTTCAGCCACTAATCGATTATTTCTGCTTTTGCTTCGTTAATTTTTTCAGTAAGTTTACTTTCAACAAAACCATAAACTCTTTCAAATGCTTCGCTAGTAGTTTCTCCGTCTTTCTTAGAATCTACCACACCAAGATCTAATCTTAGTGATTGAAAATTACCTAGATTTAATGTATAACCAAGAGTAATAGAAACCTTGGTATTATCGTTTTCTTGCATACCCACTCCTTATTGCTAGTTAATCGATTCGTTCCAAATTGGAATAAATCTACCGTCTTCTGTCTTCGTATATTTAAGTATACCATCACCCATTCTTCTAGTCAACTCTTGCGTACTAGGAGTAATATCATTTGTAATTAAATTATCTTTCCTTGGTCTACCTATATGGTACGAAGCAAGTATATCACGTATGTCTTTTACTTGTGATTCTGAATAATATGATCTTACTTGCCATCCTCGTGCCCCGCCTTTTTGTGATCCAGTAGGGAATGGTATAATCCCTCGTCTCATTAAAGATGGCATATATTTTTTATGTCTATTTACTAGTTCAGCCGTTTCTCTAACTGTATATGCACGTTCTCTTTTATTTTTAAAATCAGAAATTAAACAACTTTCAATTCTATCTTTATTAATATTATATACAGACATAATTCCATTAGATTTATTAAAATGATGAATCCTTACTAAATCACCGTTTAAAAACCAAACCTTTTTATTGCCAGGTATTACAGGGGCGAGATTGTATGCTTCGCTCTCAAGATTTCCTTTTCTAACAGCCATGATCCTCCTATGACGCTCTGTGGTGGGTTCATAAACTCTCTTGTCCCACAAGACATGCAATATAATTCTAGATGAAGACGTGAACTATAAAGTCTGTCAAGAAACATTCTTCCCTTACATTTTTTACACTGTAACATTAATTAGGAATTCCAAGTGCAATTATATTGATACCAATAGAAACATTGCCACTTGTTTTAAACTTTACAACTCCATCCACTTTTGACACTGTAACATTTTTTAACACTACAGAAATGTCAGATCCAGCAGAAGTACCATCAATATTTATTGGGGTAGCAGTAACAATTGGGGCATACTTAAATCCAGAATAACTTAAAGAAAATGGAAGTTCGTTTCCAGCACTAACTGTACTATTATTTGCAACCTCTACATATCCACCAACCATTCTCATTTCAGATGATTTCACATCTTGTTTTCCAGAAGATATAGTATCTATTGTTAAATATTTATTAAGTGAAGGGGAAACTTGAGTAGACAATGTATTTAAAGTATCTGCTATTTGATACATATAGGCAACATCAAGTGGTTGACCACGATTTGGGAGAGGTATTCTAGCCATAGTTATTCCATTATACCATTAAAGGGTTTGTTCACTACTAATTAGATATGTAGCAGCATCAAAAGCCTGTTTAACTTGTGTAATCTTTTGTACTCTAAACTTCATATGTGTTGGCCCTGTAGATGGATATGTCATAGAGTATTGAGTACCCTGCGAAACTCCAACCCATGTCCAATTTCCATATGTTCCACCTGTTTTCCATTGAACATAAATATCAAAGTTTTTTATTGACGCTTGCTTTTCTTGTAATATTTTTTCTTCATTGGTTGGATTAGTTATTAAAAGTGCTGGCATAGTCCAAGAAATTCCTGCAAGATGTGCTACATCGTTTATAATAACATTATGAGGAATACTCGTTCCTGCAATATCTTCAATGTCAAAACCAACTTCTTCAAAGGTACTAGTTTCTCCAACTTTATAAATTGGTGACCAGTGTGAGGTTCTGTTTTTATCTTCTGAAACAACCCTGTATCTTATTTGATAAGACAAACTATCGTTATCTCCTATATAATCAGGAAGATCTTTTTTAAGAATTGTTATTTTTTTAATATTGCTATCAACCATTACTCAACATCCACACTAAATCTAAACTCTATGTAGTTGCTAGTATTAGGACTTTTAATTATAGGTAAAGAATCAGCATTTCTTATTACTGAATATCCAGTTAGTCCGTATGCTGGATTTAAATTATTTTTGCTTTCTATTCTCAAAGCATCTATTGCTACATAATAAGAATCATCTACAGTATTAGCAGTTGATGCACCAGTAAGAACTTGAGCATAAACCTTAATTGTATCAACAGATTTCCAAGGAAAACCCTGAGTTATGTTTATATCCTTAAGTTCTTTATTTACAACAAAATATCTGTTTACATCAAAATCAGAAGCAGAGTCATCATTAACATGATCAACCCTTGCTTCCATTCTTGCATAAGCACTAGGAACAGTTGAAGCCAAAAACTCTACTAAAATTCTTACTGCAATTTTTGAAGTGTCAATATCTGCATCATTTCCATCTTTATTTAATACACTAAATGCTAACCTAAGTTCATCAGATGTAGAATATTTAGATAAGTCCATTGATGTACCAGACAATTGAATAAAGTTACCCGCTCCAACAAGAGATCCTGCTGACCCAGTAAAAGTTGAAGAGTCTCCTCTCATAACAACCATGTTGTTTAAAAATCTTGATCTTTCATTTCTAAGATATCTAGAGTCATTTAAAAATATAGGGTTATCAGCGTTTGTTTGAAAAATATCTAACTCTAGGGATTGACTGTTTATAGTAAAAAAATCTTTTATTATATTTAAAATCAAAGGATCGTCTAGTGGCTCTGCAACAAAGTTTAGTGTAGTAGAACCATTAACTTTCCAATTTTCAAACTGAGTAAAGGATAGCAAAGATTTGCTATTTGATGATCCAGTTATAGGATTAAATCCTGCAGAGTAAAGGCCAACCTCTGTTATTTCATATCTTTCTTCTGTTGGTAATTCTGCAGTAAGAACAATTTTTGATATACCGTCTTCATTTACTATGCCCTTTGATGAAACTGGAACCCTTAACATCTCAAAATCTAATTCAGTTTTAGATGAGTAGTCTGGTAATGTACCACTTACGTATGGTTCTAATGGTCGTGCTCCACATCCAACTGCTATGTAAGAACCATAAGAGGGAATTTGTCCAAGCAAATATTTAGACATTATGCTTTTGCCTTTATCGGTAATCATTGAAATCTCCTAAGTTATATTGTATCATAATACCCAGTTCCTGAAATTAAGATATTTATTTCTATCTGTTCATCACTTTCTATGTTTACTAATTCTATAACTAAACTTTCATTAGAAGCATCTATGTATATGTTTTCTCCATTTGGTCCATTACCAACATTAGGTACTTTTTTACCTAAATCAATTGTAAAGTTTTTAAAATACTCATAAGAGGTTCCAGACACAGGAGCCATAGTATATGAGTTATAGTTTTGTAAGATTTTGTTATTATTTTGAATTCCTTCATGCAGCAGAGTAGATCCAAAAACAGTATCATTTCTATCAATATTAATAATTTCTTGACTACCAATTTCTTCAAATATAATGTTAGACATTATGTCTATTGATACTTCTTGATCTCCAACAATTATATATTGTGGATCTGCAACTTTAACTAATGAATTATTTTTAGAATCATAAATTACCTGTGGTGTATTAGGGGTTGCGTCACTCATCTGAAACCTCATAACAGAATATCTTCATTGTTGGTCCAACTGAAGATCTTGAATATGTAATATTATATACAACAAACCTTTTATCTTCTGCTGCTATAACACTTTCGTCATTTAAATCTTTATAATATATACTTATCAAATCTCCTAATTGAATTATTGGTGTAGCAAAAATATCTAGGCTAATTGCACTCTTAGGATCTATTGTTTTGTCAACAATCCAGCCAAGCAAAGACTCTGCTTCATCACGTGATTGCACGTAGGGAACATCAATAGTAAATTCTTTTGTTCCATACTTTGATTTACTATTTTTTAATTTATCATATTTATTTTTTGAAACTACATTTGATTGTATAGTTGCATCATCCAAGTATTGTGTTTTAATATTATTTGAATTTTCTTTGTAGTAATCATCTACAGTTAATGTGTTGTTAGTTGATTGAGTAAAGGCAACTCCCTGAATTCTTAAATAGTTTCCAGATGTTTCATCCAAAGACAAAGCCGTATCAGTAGCATTAAAAATTAAAAACTCTGCTCCATAAGCATCTGGTACAAATCCTGAAACAGTATATCCCTTAATTTGATTAAAGGTTGGAGATATTCTTGAATATAATGCTGGATATGCTTTATCAAATTTAACATTAAAGTAAGCACATTCTCTCATTATTGATCCAAATTCATCAAAATAAAAATTGTAAGATGGTGGCTCTGCTGGACTAATTCCAGATAGATGTGTAGACTGAACTACTGAACTAAGAGCATGTTTTCTAAATGCTTCATTAGAAGTTAACTCTTGATTGTCAAATATTTTATTAAAAGGAACATCTAAATTTTCTTCCATATTTTTTGCATAGTTACTGCCAAGTGCAAATATGTTTTCAAACATAACCTTTGATGTTCCTCTAGTAAAAATACACATATTGTTATAGATTGGAAGTGGGCTTGCATCATCTACAATAGCAACTATGTTATTATTTATATACAAATAAAATTTTCTTGTTTGGTTTATATCTAAATATTCAACTGCTATATCGTATACTGTTGGATTTTCTTCACCTGTCATTCTATATTGACCAGTAAAGTTACCGTCGTCAACTAAAATATTTGTTGAACCAGACCAAAGTTTTACTGGCACTCCAAGGTTTCCTTCGCTATCTTTTCCTACTTTATAAAACAATAAATTAGCAATGTTAGATCCATTACTATATTTTTCTATATTGTTTTCTGTTAATGCAACTATTTCAAAATAATATCCAACGTTGGTTGATGGATTAACCATAATTCCTAACCCGCCAGAACCACCACCAATACTGATATTTTGAGATGGCTCACTTCCTGGAGATACGTAATATGTCATACTTCCTACAGGTGATTGACCTCGAACTTCATTGTTTTCAATATTACCGATTATCCTTAGTCTAGTTCCAAAATGTTTAAACTTGTTGTTTAATGGCTTATACACATAGTTAATGTAATCAATAGGTTTCTGTTCAAAAGTAAATGAAGGGCCAGTCATAACTAAAGCAGAAGACTGAACACTGCCAGACTTGTTATTTATTGAATTCTTATTATCATATTCTGAAACATAAGAACTTGACAAAAAGTTTTTAATCTTACTTGTTCTTGTAGTTTGTTTTGCTATATTATTACTTATTCCAGCAGGGCCAACAACAACAGTTTTATCTAAATCTTTATCTGAAAACAAGTACTCAGAATACATATTGCATCCTCTAACGTTATCGTTATTAACCCAATATGGATCTAGTCCTGCATAATGATTAGTTATTTCTGTACCAAATTGTGCTCTTCCATTTTTAATAACATTGCCATTTTTTAAAATCTTAATTCCATTTTTTTCTACATAGTCTAGTTCTGTATAAATTCTTATTAATCCAGTTGGATACATTTTTCCATTAAATGGAAGTTGTGAAAAATAATTTTCATAATCTTGAACGTTTGTTATCCATAGATTACCAAATCCTGAAACATTATATTCAACAGCATCGTATCTTATAACTTCTCCGTTTGAATAAAAATAACCATTATAGTTTCCTAACCAATATACATTTTCTCCAAGATCTATTGTGTTATTAATTAAAGTATTGTTTTCAATTACTGGAGCAATATCATTTAATGAAGACGCAAGTGGTATTGCTGAAAGAATATAAGAAGACATAGTGCTTGCTGATTCATTAACAGTTTTAGTATTATTTTTTCCAGACACTTCCCACAAAAGTGTTGGCTTGTATACCCAAGTTTTTTCTTTATCTAAAAGAGTTGCTTGCTTTATTGATCCTAAAGTTTTTTGAATGTATCTAGTTGTATAGTTAATGTTTCCTGAATTTAAAACTTTTGTATCTACAAGAGATGCATTAATTATACTTTCTTTTTTATTAACAAGGACATTGTTTGAACCGTAAAGAACCATATCTACTGATCTATCATTTATTTTTGGAACAGTATAGTTTTTACTCATTACGACTAAATCATTTTCTTCATTAAAAAACATTGCAGACTGAGAAGATACTGCTAAATCATTTAAAACTTGTGCAATATTTTTTTCGTCATTACAAAAAAAGAAAGGGATTACTAACTCTTTTTCATCGTCAATTTTTTTAAATTTATAATTAGAAAATCCAGCATAATCTAATAAAAGAGAAATTGCAAAATTAACAGAAACGTTAGTTAAAAATAAGTTAGGGGCATTTATTTGTTCTAAGTAAAAATATAAATCTCTTAACTCTACAGAAGTTTTTCCATTTTTTATGTCTGTTTGTGGTATGTTATCTGAATAAAACTTTTTTAGTGGTATGTAGTTATTATCGTTAGATCCAGTGAATACCTCTTCATAAAAACTAAACTTAACATTATTATTTAAATATTGAGAAATTATGCTTAAGTTATTATTTTTATTGAATGCTAAAGATGGATCAATAATTTCTAAGTTTCCACCAGAAGCCAACAATTGGCCAACTGGTAAGCCGTTTAAATTTAAATCAGATATTGATTTGTTTAATGTGTAGTTAATAACATTATCAGTAATATCTGCTACCAGTCTAGGGGATAATTCTATTAACTCAAAAACACTATCAAATTTATTCATGGTTGTTACAATAACTCTTAAACCATCTATATATTCAAATTGGTTATACTTAATATTTTTTTCATTATTATCAAAATAAGAAAATGGTGAAGACAACTCTGTAACCAAAGATGATTTATCTACTTCTTTTTCTAATAAAGACCAACCATAATTTGCTGCAAATTCGTCATACCCTAGTCCATTGTATACATACAAAGTTCCTACTTCTCCACTAAAATTATCTCTTACTAAAAATGCATCTCCATAATTTCCTGTTAGTGGTAACTGTGAACTAGATAATAAAATTGTTATAAAATTAAAACTGTCTTTATATTTTAATGGAGTAACAATTCCATACTTTAACTCAACATGTCCATCAGATTTGATTACTTTACTTCCATCACTTCTTGTAGAATTTTGATCAAAACTAATTAAATCTGTCCAAATGTTATTTCTTAGTTTTTGTACTTTCCATACTAAAGGTGTTGTTTGATTTTCATATCCATAAAAAGGATCACTTATAGTTCCTGAAACTGTAGAAAACGATCCAAGATCAGTGCTTCCTACGTTAGTTTGCATTTTGATAACTATTCTGTTAGTTGGTATACTATTTTTATATACTACAAATGGTGCAACATCATCTATATAATTTTTACCATTTGATATATTTTTTGCTATACCTCTTTCAATTCCATCTTCAGTTCTATAAGAACTCCAATATTTAAAATAATCTCTTTTGTCTGACATATAATATCTTGGTCTATCTGATAAATATGAATTAGGATTATGAAAATATTTGTTATTAAAATATCTTATTTTATTAATTCCAGATCGTGGTCTAAATTTACCAAAACAATCTTCTAATGAAAATAGTTGAGATTCTTTTTCTCTATTTGAAATAAATAGTTGTGGTTCGTTATCATCATCAACACCACCATCTACAATAATATCTGCATCCGTTGCATTAGTATAAAAGTTTCCAGTATCCTTATAATCATATGAATCAAAAATTTGTTTATATTTAGATAAGTTTTCTAATGGTCTATATCTATAGTTGCCTATTTTTAATAAATTTTCTGAACTATTTAAATTCCATTCTGCTAAAACTAAACCTTTTACACCTACAGTATTTGAAGTTTCAAAAACTTCTTTTATGTTTTCTTTTACAAACATTATACTTCTTCCAAAGATAAACTTATATCCCACAAATCATGTTTGCTATATCCTCTTTTATTTACGCTGTATGAAAAATCTGAGAATAATACTTCTATAACTTCTTGATACTCACCAAGTCTATTGTATGTATTGTTTTGATCTTTTAATTTAATATAATTATCATAAGCAACAAATAGATAAAAAGAACCTTTGTGATTTAAGTACCAATCTAATAACTCATTTCCTCCTGCTCCACCATCTACAGTATAGTTATCTAAACCAGCATCGTTTGCTCCAGTGCTGTTGTTAAAATTTGCAAGATTAGAAAAAGATCTAGATGGTAAGTTTTGCCAACTTACAGAAAAAGTATTTTTATCTGCAATATAAAATGATCTCATTTTGCCATTAATGGTTCTTTCTTTTTGCTCAAGTCTATTATTTTTAATATCTATTGGACCACGATTATGATCTGACAAAATCAAAAATCTTTCATTTTGATTAGCATCTGGAACTGCGTTTATCTCAATTCCATCTGGAACGTGAGTCATCCCATTTGCACCCTGTATGAGGGTTCCAGGGGTATCTGCAAACAAGAGTGCTTGGGGTCTACCATATTTCTTTCTACCAGCAAGGTAATTTAAAGTTGCCATTATATTCTATTCCCCTTAATTCTTTGAGAATCTATTTGCTTAATCTGCATCATTACCGTTCTAGCAATCTCGTTAGGGTTTGCATCAGACTTAACATTAACACTCAAGTTATAATTATACACTGAAGATGATTTAGGGTTTTCACCTTTATTGATTGCTCTTAAGTTATCTACCCCAAATTTATCTACACCATATTTACTTACAATAAATTCACCAGGAGTTAGCATTGCTGGCACGGTATCTGTACCAACTGCAAAACCACCAAAAGCAAATTTTTTAATCATTCCACCCATGTAATTCTTTTTAATTGGTTTTGATACTGGTGGAACATATTGTTTTTTAGGCATAGGGGTTATATATTTTTGAGGAATATAACTTGAAGTTCCACTACCATAAATATTTGACAAAGTTGCAGTAGTTAACTTAGATTGTTTACCACCCATCACACCTGGTATAGTCATTGATAATGGTGCGTATTTGTTTGATGACAAAAATGATGAACTTAATTTATTTGTTTTAGTTGATGTTGAACCTTTGTCTTTACCCGTTGGTTTTTTATCATCAGGTTTTTTATCATCTGGTGGAGGTGGTCCTGAGTCACCACTAAAACCACTAAATGTCATTGTTGACAATGTTCTCATGGTTTCAAGAATTTGATCATAAGTAGTCTTTATTGTTTCTACTACACCAAGTGCTCCATCTAATGCATCTTTATATTTACCTGTTGCTACTTCAGCACCTTCAATTCTAAGTTTTTGCTCTTCCCATTCCGTCTTAGTCATGTTAGCAACTTTAAATACTTCGGTTACTGCTTTAATTTCTTCATTAATAAGATCAACTTTAACTTGTGCCAATCTTGCCTGTTCTTGTAGTGGTGCAATAGTGTCTTGATCAATTCTATAATTTTGTTCTTTTAATAGTTTTACTTTTTCTTCTAGTTGGTCCCTAGTTAACCCATTAGCACTTAGTCTACCTATCTGTGCATCTCTAGATGCTTCCATTCCAGTTCTTTGTTGATCTATTGCATCTTGAGCATTTTGAGCACGAAGTTCTTGTGCTGCTCTTGCTGCAGCGTATATATCTCCTTGAGACAATGCCTCAGCAATTGATATTCTACTTTTTTCTTGTCTAGATATTACTTCATTAATTTTAGAAATTTTATCAAGTGCTGCAAATTGTTTATCGTACTTTTCTGTAATTGCTTCTGCTTGATCACTAATACTCTTTAACCCATCTTCGTATCTAGCAATTTGATAATTGTTGGCATCTTGAATATTTCTTGCTAACTTAATTTGTTTATTGCTATTATCAATAATTAGTTGTTGTGCATCAAGTTCGCCTTTTCTTTTTTGTCTAATTAATTTTTCTTGTATTTCAAAAAGTTTCATAGCAGCATCAAACCCAGGATCAAACTGATTAGAATATTGACCAGTGCTTATGTCTCTATTAAATATTTCTTTAAGGGTTAGTTGCCTTTCTTTAACTAATTTAAGAACATCTGCTCCTTTTGCTTGTGCCACTGCTGCTGCAAACGAACTATCTTTTATTGCATCATAGGCACCAGCAAGAGACATTCCAGACTTAGTTAATACATTAAATGCAATTGCTTGATTTTTACTATCTGCAACACTCTTTCTTTGATTTTCTACATAGTCACCAATTGCAATACTATTAAGAGACTGTTGCAAAACCTTTGTATCTTTAAACATTGATTTGTATTTATCATAGTCTTCTGCGGATAGTCCAGTGATGAAGTCAATAGTATTTTGTCCAGCACCTTCTCCTCTAAGTTTTTGTGCTAAGCCACCAAACCCTAGTGTTTCTTTAGCAAGTTTCTTTAAGGCGTTTCCTGAGTCGTTCCAGCCCATTGTCATTTCTTGTGTGGCTTTTCTTACATCTCTTAGTTTCTTTACTATGTCGTCTAATGGTGACCCTGTTGGTCCCCCGCCACTTTCTGACTCTTGTTCTGCATCTGCTCCCACGGATGTGTCTGCTAACTTTTGTTCTGTTACTTTATATCCACCATAACCAATAAAATCTTCAATTGATTTTCCTATGTTACCTGCTTGCAATGACCAATTCTTATAAGCCTTAACAAATGTAGGATCTCCTTTAAGATTTAACATTGCTGTTGAGGCAGCCAAGAAGTTTCTTTTTTGATCTTCTGGCATCATCTTCCAATCTTGACCCCTGGCTACAAGTTCGTCAAGTGCTTTCTGTCCAACTGTTTTTACCGCAAATTCTAATGTTAAATCTTTAGCACTAGTGTTATTTATTTTTTCTAACATTTCAGAAATTTTTGCAGAAGCACCAGAAGTTTGTGCATAATCTAACAATACTGGAACTTCTACTCCTTCACCAACCATAGCAAGTTGTCTAATAGCATTAAAAGCCTCTAACTCTTTTCTTGATTCTTCTGGAGTCTTTGTTTCAAAACTATATATAAACTCTAATGCCTTATCTGAACTAGCAAAATTATCTGCTAAATCATAAATTAAGTTTGCATCTTTGCCACCAACTTTTGGCATAATGCTTAAAATCTTATCTATGTCTTTTCCATCTGTAAATTTAGTTAAAATATTGGCTACTGTTTCTGGATTTAAATCTTGAGTAGCCATACCCAATTCTATATTTAATTTTGTTGCTTCGCTTACCTTTGCTTTATTTAATTTTGAACCTGTTTCAGCAGCAAGTGCTGATAATAAAGGACTGTCCATATAAACTTGTTTAATTGATTCTTGTGCAGCAGTCCTCATTGCTTTAATAGTTGAAGGATCTGCACCCTCTAATCTATTTTGTATAACATCATAATTTTGTCTGCTTTCATTTAATAATGCTGCTTTCTTTTCTTCTCTTTCTAATATTAATTTATTAACTTCATTAAGATCTCCAGCAATTTTTGCAGCCTCTATTTTTTTGCTATATTCTACCTCTGTTACATCCAACATTTGTTGTTGTGTTTCTAACAAAACTTTCATTCTTGCAAAAACAGCAGCACCACTTTCATTAGAAGATTCTGGCCTATATCCTCTTGCCCTTGCTATTTTTTCTTGTGCACTCATTGAATTATAATCAACCAATGTGGAATTACTTGCACTAATAAGTCTATTTCTTTGTTCTTCAATAAGTTTAGTTTGAATTGTTATTCCATCTTTTAATACATTCTCTCCACCTGGACCCAACATACTAATAAGTTTTGTGTTAACAGCAATAGAGAAATCATAATCCTGTATCGCATCTCCAATGTTTGCTGCTATACTACGTGCTTGTTTATAATCTAATGCACCAGATACAACTGATCCAATAAGTTGATTAGACAGATCTGAAATAGCACCCTCTTTACCAGATTTAGAAATTGTTTTTTGAATAGACTCAACCCTTGCTTTTCCTTCATCTGATGCAACAAAACTTTCACCAAATGTTGTTTTCCCTGTTTTTATTGGGAAAGGAGATGCAAAGTTAGCACGTCTTCTGTTCATAATTTCTGTTGCTGTTACAGTACCAGCAAATTTAGAAAATTCTTGCATAGGCTTTATACCTGTACCCATTGAATCAATAAGTTTTAAGGTAGCCTTCATTTCGTCTTTCTTTGCTTTATTTAATTTAAATATACCAAAAGCAAGTAAACCTATTAGTGATACAACTGCTGCAAGTGGTGCAGACATCATTCCAAATAACATTGATACCATCATTATTGGTCCCATTAGTTGTTGTGCTGTATCTCCAACCTTACCGCCCATCATTGATGCTCCCATGACTGCTGTAGATGCTGCCATACCAATCATTCCAGCACGTGGACCTTTTGCATCACCTGCAACCTTACCTTTGCCACCATTGCTACCAGCCATCATCTGGTTTTGTTTGGATAATTTTTCTTGTTGTCTTCTAATTGATTTATCTGTTGCTGTAATACCAGTTGATTTTCCATACAAAGCATTTGCTGATTGTGAAGTTGTTAAATTACTTACATAAGCATTTCCTGTTTTTCTTCCTGCCATTGCTGCGTCGTCAACAGATTCATTTAATCCTATTAGATAACCTTTTCCACTTTGAGTTCCAGCAATTTGTGGTTCTTTTGCTGGTGAATTAATTTTTAATACTTTTTTTAAACCTTCAACATAACCTTGTTTTCCAGCAATTCCAATTTTTTCAGCATACTGCATACTTTTTCTTTGAAGGTCTTGTAGTGCTTCTCGCAATAAATTACTTGGTAGACTCATTGCACCACCTTTAAGTGGAAGTATTGATCCAGGTAACGATCTATCTTGTGCAGTAACATGTGCTCTTGTTAATGATTTGGGGTCTAAATCTTCAAGAGGATTCCTTTCTGTTAATGTTTTAATTTTTGTATCAAATGACCTAGCACTTCCAAAAAGTCTTTTATACCAAGTAGATCTCACTACTTTTCCAGATTCTGGATTTATCGTTGCTGCAGGAACCCTAAAATTACCACCTTTTAAAATATCTTCATCTGTTGGATAAAATGTTTTTTGTAATCCAGTTGCAGCACTTGCTGTTTTTCCACCTACTGCCTGCATTTGTGCAAGAATTGGATCAATCTTAACTCTGGCCTTTTCAAAAGCCTGACTAATATGTGTTGTATCTTTTGCAGACTCCTTTAATGCATCAGCAATTTGTTGTGTATATGGAACTAGTTCTGTTTGCAAATCTGCTACTAGTTTAGGAGATAATCTAAAACTACCTTCTATCGAGCCTGCAGCAATTGCAGTATTTCTAATTGATTGTTCAAATGCTTTTGTGTCTACAAATGATCTACTCATTCCATATCCACCAGAAGTATTTCCTGGTGCCATCAATGTGTAAGGGGCAAGTGCTCTAGACTGACCACCTTCTAAACGTGGAGTTTTTCCTTCTGCAAACCCTGGTATGTTATCAGCAATCATTCCGCTAATTAGTGGTGCGTATTTTTTAGCCATTGGTGCAGGAATTACTGCTTCTTTTGGTGAAAGCATTGCTGGAACTTTATCTCCAGTACCACTTCCTGGAACACTGACTACACCTTTTGCATAACCCTTTGGCTGTTGAGCAGTACCACCTTTACCTCTAACAGCACCCAAACCAAACATGCTTTGTGTTGCTATTGCTTGTTGATATGCTAATGATAGATTTCTAACTGCCGCTGTTTCAGATGTAAACCTTTGTGTTAATTTCATGTGTGCTTGATCTAATGATGCAGCAACTCCTGCAGCCCTTAATTGTTCTTGTGTTAAATAACTAGTTTGTTCACCTAAAATTTGAGTAGAACTTCCAGTTTTATTGAATAATGATTTTACTGCAGTAAAGCCTTTGATTATATTTGCAATACCATTAGCCAACAAACCAAATGACATTAATGCTAATGGACCTATACCTGCTAACACTGCTGTTAATAAGACCATTACTCTTTTTGTACCGTCTCCAAAATTTTCAAAATTTGCAAAAACATTACCAAAAAATTTAACAATTGGAGTTAAAGCCTTTAAAAATTCTGCACCAACAGGAGCAATTGCTGTTTTAAGATCTTGGACTTCTTTCTTAAATTTGTATAAAGGAGAATCCTCTACCTTTTTTAATTCTCTTTCAGATAAAACAGCCAACTCTTCTACAGTTGCTTGTGTCAATCCAGCAACAGTTTGAGCCTGACTACCCTCTTTAATAACATTTTGAAACAATGTAGAAATACGAGCAAACTGAAACTTACCAAACAACTGTTCAATTGCTCTAGCACGATTTAATGGATCTAGTTGATCAAATGCTTTAGCCATACCAATAACAAGATTTCTCACATCACCTTGGTTTGCTTCAACAATACCTTTAATATTTATACCCATTTTGCCAAGTGATTTTGCTGCTTTTTCAGTTGGATTAATCATAGATGCCAGACCAGACTTAAGTGCGTTAGCACCTTCTCCAGCCTGAATACCACCTTCACGCATTGCAGTCATAAAGAATGCTAAGTCTTGAACATCTCCACCAAGTTGTTTAATTACTGGTGCTGCTTTAGGAATTGCAGTTGTTAAATCATCAATGTTTAAAATTGTTTGGTTTTCCACTGCGTTTAAGAAGTTAATATCTTCTGACAACGCCCTAGTTTCTTTTCCAAATGCAGATGTTAAAGAAATAATAGTATCAAGAGATTTTTGCTGATCAATTCCACCAAGTACGGCTAATTTATTTGCTTGCTTTACTTGCTCTAATAAGTCTGTTCCCATTTTGCCTGTTGCTGCAACATCTGCAGCCATCTTCATAGTATCTGCTACTGCTACCCCATATTTAGTAAACTCATTAGCAAGTGCTTGAACATCTTTTAATGCTTTTGCTGTTTCTGTATTTGTTGTAAAAAGATCACCATAAACACGTTTAAATCTAATTGCCTGTTCTTCTAAATCCATAAATATTTTTGATGCAATTGTGCCAAAAGATACTAATGGAATTGTAAAACCAACCATAAGTTGACGACCAGCCCACTGTGTATTCTTACCAAAGTTTAATAGATTGGTAGAACCCTGTCTTAATAATTGATTAAGCAATGCTTGGCGTTGAGCAGCCATTGCTACCTTAGTACCATAATCGTTCATGTCCAAAGTTAATGGACGAACTGACATTGCTTTAAGAGCACCACTTGCATCTCTACCCATTTTAATATATTGGGTTTGTAATGTTTTTACATTTTCTCTTGCAACTTTATTGATAGTATCAAATTCAGATTTAAATAATTTTCCAAAAGTTCTTGTAGAAGCACCAGCATACCTAAAATACTCTCTCATTGAGAGTTGATTTTTTTCTAGTGCTGTATTAAATGCGTCAGTTGTTGTTCTGATCTTTTTCATTTCGGCATAGAATTTGCCGCCAGCGTTTATTTGATTTGCTAGGTTTTGAGAAAGGTTATTAGATACTGCAACACCTGCAGCACCTGTTTTTGCCATTGAGGTGTGAAAGGCTGATATCTGGCGTTGTAACGCTTTTAATTGCGTTAACGCTTCACCAGTGTCAATACCAATTTTTATATTGGACTCTACATCAGCCATTCATTAGTACCTCTTTATTTAGTTTTTATGGTAGATTATTAAGAAGTGCTGCATCTGCTAATTTAACTCCAGATGCTTCTTCTATAATCTGATATACCGTTGGAAGATCCATATTTTCTTCTAACGCTGCTAAGTCTTCTGCAAGTTCTGGTTTGTATTGTTTCATTGCAATTTGAATACATTCCATTAATATGTTCATTGATTTTTCGTTATCTTCTGCGACCGCTGCTACACCTTCGAATTTCTTCATGAAAGGACGTAGGAGAGAAATTTTCAGTGGTCTTACTTTGATTTTTGTGCCGTCAATAAGCGTAACTGTTTTTTCTTCGTTAACAGTAGTTGCCATTTTTCCTCCTTATAAGGTTAACCTTAATTATATCACAGAGGACCTATATTTTAACCAACAACCTCTTCATACCCCAAACCATTCCCAATACCAAACCCTGCTTTCTGTGCTCTTGCTCCACGAAGGTTTGTTATGTCATTGGCGTCTTTTCCTTTGTATAATACTCTTTTTTTCATATCTTCCCAAGCATTATCATTTTTATCTTTATCAAGATCTACTCCTTGCATTGCCGCCGCAAATTTTTTATCACCATAATCTAATTCTCTTTTTACTTCTAATAAAGATATTAATTCTGGCATTGATATAGAGTTTTCTAAATCGTCAAAGTTCTTCCAAGCACCTATTAAAAAAGCCTCAGACTCTAACTTTACAAGATCTAGGTCTTGCCAGTTTGATCCATCGCTTTGAGACTTTGCTTGATTCTCAACAGTCTCTTCTTGATCGATATTTATCTTTATTCCAGCACAATATTCCAAAACCTTATATACTGTTTTTATATCTAAGTTATCTTCTATCAGTTCTACTGAATCAGAAATAGATGGATAAAACTCTTGCATTGCAATTCTAACAGACTCAACCATCATCTCTATGGCTTCATCTTCTGTGCTATCTTTATTTATTTTATTAAAACTGTCTAATATACCTCTTAGGTATTTTATTTTTGATGGGCCAACTGTTATTTCTGTACCGTCGATTAATTCGATAACATTTTCTTCATAAACTTTTGTGGCCATTAAACCATTATATCAAATAGAAAAGCCCACCGTTTTATGGGTGGGCTAATCTTGTAAAATTACTTACTAAGCAATTGTACGATCAACAATCTTACCATACATACCGTCATCTAACGGTAACATACGGAAAGTTACGTCAAACATAGATGCTGCATCACGTTTTGCTGATGCTACTACGTTTTCGATTGACAAAGCACGGTATCCGATATAGATACGTTCCTTATCGATTGATGGGTCACCAGTTCCTGGACCAACGGCTACTATACCACGTTCTAGAGGAACGTCGCCTAATTCACCTGAGTTGATGTCGAAACTTTGGCTTCCTGTACCAATACCTGTTGCGGTTGATAATTCATCTAAATCATTTACGTTTGCTGCTACTGCCACTAGAAGGTTTTCTAGTGTTGCTTCTGCAAATGATGTTGCCAAAGATACTTGCATGCCGTCTTTGAAAAGACGAGCAACGTCAAGAACTTGATCAACTTGAACTTCACCGAAAGATGGTTGGAATGTAAGTTCGATACCATTGCTGGTATAACCTACGTTTGTAAAGTCAACGTCATCAGCCAAAGTATCTTTGTATGATGTTGCTGCTTCAAATGCTGGTAGTGGTCCACTTCCAATTGCGTTGGCTAGAGCACCGTTATTATATGTAAACAATGCGGCTGCACCAACGATAATGTTGTTGGACGATCCACGAGAATATGCCATTTATTTCACCTCTCCTTGTAAAGGGTTTTCTTATTTAGTTGTAAAGCGATGTTTCCTCAAGGTCAAGTATAACACCATTTTGTTATTAGAATCTAGAGGAAAACTGCCCTTTATCTTCTTCTGAAATGTTTGAATATTTATGCCAATCGTAATCTAAGATAATCTTGTTTCCCGCAAAGGTTCTGGCTGTTCCAAAGTCTATGATGTCTCTAGTCTCTTGAAGTTGGTAGGTTTTAAAGGTGTGAAAATATAGGGGAAGGGACATATCCTTAAGTGCTATGTTTGGGCCAGGGATTTCTGTTTCTTGGTTATCCCTTATCCATTTATTTATATCAACTGCAGACTCATCCAGTGCGTTTAAGAGATCTTGAATTTTTTGACTTATAATGATTGTTCTTTCAACTGCGTCGTCACCAAAGTTATAAAAATAGTACATTATTTGTTCACTATATGTATGAGGAAAATTCTTTCTATTCATTCTAAACATTCTGTCATATACTGCAAATGTTCCTTCAGAGTTTGGAAATGATTCAGTCAGAGCAGCAATGTCTGTTGGGCTAGTAGGAAAAAACGGTATAGTAAAATCTTGATCAAAAAACTCACTAATCTTATTTTGTAAATAAGCATTAATCAATGAAGGTGGATGATGTATCGTAGCAGCCATTATGCAATCACCGCATTAGAAATCCACTTATATCCAGTTGAATACCCAACACCTTTACCACTACGTTTTCCTGCTGCCATATTAGTTTTAAATACTTGTGGTCTTTTTATATAATCATATAGACCAGATGCTTTTAAAAATGATTGTTTAAAATATTGTAGAAAGAACATATCTATAGTTGACTCAAAACTACCCTGTGCATCTTCTCCACCAGGGCTAGATACTGAAACTGGATTTCTAGTAAACACTGTTTCTCCATCTTGCTCAAAAACCAATACAGGTGATTTCTTAGGTCTTATTATAACTGGAATACCGTTTTCCATTATTTTTGCTTTATTATAAAAAGGAGTTGTTGATCCATCTTTTACTTGAGATGATTGTGTAAATGTGGACATCACTGATAATCCTAATCCACTAACAGTATATTGTATATCAAATAATCTTGCATCTGGACTTCCAGACTTATACCACTCATAAACATGTTGCAATGCTGCTGGATCTATTCTAGCGTTGGTGTCAACAAATTGTTTCAAAACCTCTATCGTTTGTTTTCCAAGATTATTTAAAAATAACTTTTTGCCACCCTCAACTCCTTCTAAAAACCCCATAGAGTATTTTACAATATTGTCCATATCTTTTTTAAACTGTCTTGTATCAAATCTTATCATAAATCTATCGCCTGACTATCAGACCTTTTAATTACAATCTTATAATATTCTGTTTTTCCAAACAAACCAGAGTATGGGCTTAGTGTTGCAATTTCAAAAAGACTTGATTTACCAGCACGAACCCCACCTGTTTCAACATATATAGGGTTACCTTCTCCATCTGATATATTTGTTATAATAAGATTAGTTAATGCAATTCCACCATTCATATCATCAAATCTAATGTCTGTTGGAACTCTACCGCTCAAAACTTTGTCAAACAAGATTGCTACATTTTGTACTTGTTGCTCTTCTTTATTTCTAAGGTTGCCAGATGCAAAGTAACATTTTATATCTTTAAATTTTGACCATTGCTTTTTAATATTACCGTACTGACCTTGCTCAACAGATGAATAATACACTTCTGCTGTCATGGGATATAAAAAGTTGTCGTCTAAACATGTCATAGTATTCCTAGTCTAGTAATGTTTTTAGTATATTTTGATAGTATTTGATCAACTATGATATTACCTGTACCGCTAAATAATTTACTAGCATTAAATTTAACCTTGTATTGGTCTGTTTGATATTCTTCAACATATCTTTTATATTGATCAAGTCTTCCACATTTAATATCATTAACTAACATTTCTGTTGCTGCCTGAATATCTGATGGAACTGTTTTATATCCAGCATCTAGAACTAATGTATAGTCATATCCTGTAGGAAAGGTAACAGTGTCCCAACCGTAATACCCTAAATCACCGTATGATACTGGAAGATTTGGTAGCGTTTTTTCTAATCTATTTAATGATTCTGTTGAATTGGGAATATATTCTTGTACAGCAGAGTTATCTAATGATAATTTAAAATATCTATCGTTTGTTTCTTCATCAACATCAAAAATTAAAACATCGTTTTCATAAACTCTCAATACCTTGTAAGCATTTACCCACAAAGGTATATAGTCTAATCCTTCTCCAACTGTTTGAACAATAACTTTTTGATTATAAAAACCATCAACAACGAATGAGTCAATAATTGATCTTGCAATAAGTTCGTTATATTTTGCTTCTGTTATTTCTGAAGCGGTAGTTCCAAGTTTATTGGGGTCAGTATATGGTCTTACTATGTCTAAATTATCTTCAAACACTATTTCTTCATCTGAATTTAAAATCTTAACTTCATATTTTCTGTCAAATTCTATTTTTGATAATGGTATTACATATGTTATTTGTAAGTTTGCTGAAGTTATATTTGATTCTTCAACAAAGTGTTCCACCAAATCCTGTAATCTAAGAGTGTAGATATCTCCACTTGTTGGGACATCAAACTTTAGTGTTAGTGGGTATGGTGGAACCCTTAATGCTTCCATTGTTTATAAGCCGTATTCCCTTGCAACGTCTTCTGGTTTCAAAACTGTAATGTGATTACGTGTTGACCATTCTTTTGCTTGCTCTGCGGATACGTAGTTGATACCAACTTTTACTTGGCCTACACCCATCCAGGATACGTTCTTAGTTGACTTAATTGCAACTTTTTCTTTACCTTGTTTAGGTTCAGCAGGTTTTTCTTTTTTAGTTCTTGGTTGTTTTCCAACACCAATGGCACCAGTTGATAATGGAGCAAGTCCTTCAACAAGGTCTTCAACTGCTTGTTTTTTATCTTCTGGAATTAATGCTTCGCCTGGGGCTAACAATGCTGGTTGGATTTCTTCTATAACTTCTTCTACAATATCTTCAACAATTGCGTCTTGAATAGTATTTTCTTCAACTGTTTCTGGTGTTTGTAGATCTAAATCTTTGTCTAATTCTGACATATATTCCTCCTTGTAGTATTATATCATTTAATTAAATATTAAAGGGAGTAAGAAATTAATCCTACTCCCCTTAAAATTGTATTACAGATTAGGCTATTCGCCTGCTGCATCCGCATAAGCGACTGCATCTAGTTCTTCCCATTGAATACCGAAACGAACGAAAACTGTATATTCTACAGTATCTTTCTTTGGTCTGTATTCGCGGTTAACTGTGATGTCGCGTTGGAAACCCCATACACGGTTAGCAGGGAATGTCAAATCGACATATCCTGCAGGGTAGTAAGGAACTTCTTGAACATCAATTCCGAGTACACGTGTTGTACGTGCTCCTCCGAATGTTTGTGCGTTACCATCAAGGTATGCTTGACGATTTGCTTCTGTACCTGGACCTTTATTTACAAAGGCTTCGGCAATTGCATCGGCAAGAGTACCATTGTTTTTAACAATACCTTGGAAAACGTCTGTACCTGCGTAGAACTTAAGATTATTCTTAAGTGCACGGTACTTACGTGGCATTGCAAGAATTATATCTTGCAGTGTGCTTGTTGTCCAAGCGTTTGATACTACGTTGGCTACTGACTCGTGTGCTGCTGAAGTGTTCGCTGTTACTTGATTTACGAAACCGTTCATGATGCTAGTGAAAGCATTATTTCCTGTTCCTGTTCCGTTAATTGCAAGGTCTTCGATATCATTACCGAATGCGTTGGTCATCAATCTTACGATATGATCTTCCAATGCTGCACCTTCAATATTGTCTTCAAGTGCTTCTGATGATACTTCCCAGTCTAAGCGAATTTTCTTTGTAGTTAATTCAACTTTTGAGAATGTTGCACCAGCGTTTGTGTATTCGCCCAAGCCTTGTGAGGCTGCACGGATTACACGTTCTCCAACGTTAACTTTTTCAAGTTCCATTGTGTTTGCTTTCATGGTCACTCTGCGACCATCTTTAGCCAATACAGTTGCGTCCCACACATAGTCTATAAAACGACGTGCTTGTTCAGGGCGTAAGATACCGCTTCCAGTATCACCTGAAGGATTTACTGCGTTAACTCCTGATGTAGAGCCAAATGATGCTTCTGCGATGTTACCTATAACACCACCGTTTGCATAGTTGCCTGCTACGTTTTCACCAGCATCAGAACCAGATGCGAATGCACCTTGTGCTTGAAACGTTCCAGGTTGTGTTCCACCTAGATCGCCTGATGTTCCTGGCTGATTTTTAATTATTTCTTCCGACATATATTTCACCTCCACGTGATTTTTCTATCTGAATAGATCGGCTGTTTTGAGGAAACGTCCGCCCCATAGGGATTTCTCAACCATTACTGGTTGTAACTGTACGACCTCGCCGAGATCGCCAGACTTTCGGAAAGCGGTATCAGATTCTACTGATTCCATTCTCTTTCCAAACTCGTTAACTGCACCGTTTGTTTCAACTAGTGCATTTTGTGTATTAACAATTTGTGACTTTGTGTCAGCAACTTGTTTGTTTAAATCTGCAACTTCTGTCTGTAAAGACTTTACTGTTGCAAGTAGATCGCTAAAGGCTGATGTAAGAGTATTCTTAACTTCTGTTACTGCCTCAACAATAACATCGTCTGCTTTAGATACTTCTGTAGCAACTTCTTCAATAACTTCTGCTACTGCTTCAACTGTGTCTGCTTTTTCTGCTTCCACAACTGTTTCCGCTGCTGGTGCATCTTCTGCAACAACTTCTGTAACAGGAGCATCAACTACGGCATCTGCCTCTGGAGCAACCTCAACATTTTCAACTGCAATATCAGATTTTTCAACAATCTCTGCTACTACTTCTGTTGTTTCTGTCATAGGACTTACCTCCTTGGTAATCTTAGAAGTGGTAATGCCTTTAGCACTATCGACTAAGAACTTTATCATATTGATTTTTTCATTATCCGTTTTTTCAACGAATCCTATATTTTTCATTTCATTACCAGTTGTTGGACTGATTTCTTTTTCATTTTCTGAAACCATAACAATTCCAGTTTCTGAATCCCAAAAAACATTTTCTAAGGTTGTATTATCACCTTTAATTACTGCAACTCCGTCTACTTTTTCAACAGATATAATGTTTGCAAATTCATTTGCTGGAGAGTCTACAAGACTTAACTCAACAAGATCATAATCTTTAATAATTCTAATTTGAGAATCTAACTTCTCATCAAAAGCGTCGTCCCATTTGTTCATTCTTCCACCAATAGAAAAACCTGTTAGTGTGCCATCCAAAACCTTTTCCCATGTGCTTTGGGCACCTTTAGAAACATAGGCAGAAACGAAAACACCGTTATAAAATTTCTTTGACTCTGAATCAAAATACTTGTCTTGTTTAAATGAAACCATTTTGCCTACTGCTAATGGTTGATGCATTTCTCTTATGTTACCTCGAAAGTTTTCAAATGCTTTCATGCTGGCCTCTGTGGTTACAATATCCATTTGGCGATCTAAGTTATCTAATGAGGCAAAGCCTGAAACAATGCGGCGTTCTTTATCAACCTTACTAAAGGGCATAGAAAGGCGGACATTCTCGCCTTCTGTATTCCATTGGGCTTTTAATATAGACATCGTACTATACATTATAGAGCCCTTTTATACACAAGTTATAAACATGTTATAAACAGTGTAACTAGGTTGAAGATCTACCCTCGCCCTTTGGATTTCTACCACTTACAGTTGCAGATCCATCGGACTGATTGTTAAGTCTTTCGCCATCTCTTGCACGATTGGCATCATTATTCATAGTCTCTGGTTTGGCTACAAAAGGTTCATCTCCACCGTCTCTTTGTGGAAGACCCAGTGCCACCCTTGCCTCATTAGGCATCATAATCTGTGTTTTTACATATCTTTCAAGAATTTGTGATTGTGCTATTTCATCTGTCAAAGTAAGTTCATTAAACTTAAACTCTAGTACGTCTTGTTTCTCGCGTATGATCTTATTAATTTGTTTTTCTAGTTGAGCCTGTGCTGGTCTGGCTACCTGCTCTTTAAATGTTCT